GCCGCAGTCAGGTCTACGGAGTGGAGAATAATATTTTCACCCCAAGACAGAACCTTCTCCTTGAATGCCCCCTGTGCGAATGTCATATCCTGGTTGATGCCGCGGAGGATCCCAAATAGGAAAGAGTGAAGACCGCGCAGAGCCTCCTGAGACCAATAGTCCAGGATAGCGATTGCACGAGTCTTACCCTCCTTATCTGGGATCCCCACTACCTTTCTGATACACTTCGACTTAGGTTCAAAGAACTTAGAAGAAGGATCAGAGAGAGTAGGTGCCTCAACTAGGAGGCGCCCCATGAAATCATGGAGCGTCTTACCCCCAACAACCCCAATGTCCTCAACGAGTTTCGGATAAACCGAAATCCCGAGAAGATCAGTAAAGGCTGTGGTGAGGGCGGGCCCATTAGGGCCAGCCTTCTGGGTAAAATGACAACTCGACCAGTCATTCGGCTTTGCGCCCTTCTTCCGCCTGGTAATCTTCTTCCAAAATGGTTGAATATACTGGGCATAAGATTGAGGTTGGAGAACCGCGGTTGCTGGAGAGGTAATGGGCGAGAGGTCTACCTTGACAGGTAGCCTAAAGGCGCGCAGAGCCGTAAGAGCTGTGAGGACAATCCGGATAACCGGAGGCCTCTTTTCCAGCAGAACAGCGGCTGCGCGCCTCCCCATATATCTCCCCAGCTTCGTGCGGAACTTCTTCTCCTCAAGGGAACCAGGTTCCGATTCCAGGTACTTAAGGTATTGGTGCCGGCGGCGTCGCATCCATGCGATACCACCAGGTACCCCTTGGTATTCCAGAATCTTAGCCAGTTCCTTGAAGAAGCGGCCAAAGGTAGAGAGAGGAGGTGCGGTAGGGAAATATTCCCCACGAGCCCATCCCATGACTCTTTGAATTACGGTCCATCTAGAAAGAGATTTCTCAATTTGGGTAGACTTTGGTTTAAAGGTCATAGGTAACTCAAACTGACTTGATAGAAAATGATCGAGCAAGGAGTTCCGCGCCGGCAAAATAAGTGGTTAGACCATGCCCTGCAGCCGTCACAGCGGCTCCCCCCTCCCGCTAAGGAGGATGGTACTGCGCTGATCAAGAGGAAGTGAGGACCCGAAGGCACTCCTCAGTATCCGACTCTGCCCCAAAAAGGTGGGTTTAGGTCCTTCAACTTATGTAGCCGCCGGACTAGACTCAAGGCCAAAGGAGGGGAAGACACATAATCCTTTCCCAGCTAAACCCTCTGAGTCGACACCGGTCCCCTGTGGTGACCCACAAAGGTCCCCCCCGAAGAAAGGGAAGGTGACTAATTATCATCATTCCCGGGGTTTCGGGGGGCTCACTAGACTCCACTCCGCAGCGCGGGGTGGAGTC